CTGTTCCACGATGAAGAATTGTAAGGATTGCTTTACCGATGTTTGCAGTACGAGCAATCGCTTCTTCATCAGAGCCGTTGAGTTCACGAACCTCGGCCTCTGTGATGATCTCCCCAGTGGCTGTTACATAGCCACCAGGGAGAGTCACTACAGTGTCCGAAGGAGGTGTGATCTTTACTTCTTGCTGTACTGGCGCTTCAGCCAGTGCAGAGTTAATCAAGTTATTTGCCAATGCGGGGTTAGCCGCTGCACTAATTGTTTTCGTCATGTTAGTCCTTTGTTAGAATGTAGGGGCTGGTGCTGTGTAGTTTCCTGCCCAGTTAACATCAAAGCCTTCGTGCACGAGTGTCATCTGCTCTACGAATAGAGCGTTGTCACCTGCGTTAAGGTCTGAGTATGCAACTGAAGTAGGCCATGCGTTGTATACCTTAAAGCGCATTGCTACGTGATCTACTGATGTTTCTGTTGTGTCATTTGCATTTGGTGATCCAGGGATTGGGTGCGATAGCACAGCAATCTCTAAGTCGCAACGGAAGTTCTGGTCTACTGCACGAGTTGTATTTCCCGCAGTTACTGTTGCGAACAAGTTACGCATCCAGTCCCAGTTCTGACGTGTTCCTAATAGGACACCACGTTGAAGTGTAAGAGGTGTAAAGGTTGTCTGACCAGGAATCTGGTGGACAGTGGTGTTGTAACCACCTTCACGGTAAGGGATAGAGTCAGTAGCAACCGACAATCCCGACACAGAAGTAAACCCAATAGTTGCTTGAGTTAGACCAATGCTGTTTTGAGCAAAGTCTCCGTGTGGTTGAAACGTAACTAAAAATCGAAAGTTACGTAATGGATCAGTCAATAGTGTTGACCGATTATTAATTACTGCCATTTATTTTTCTCCTTCGCTTTAGTTCAGCGTCTTTTGGCTGAGGTCGATGACAATGAACTCTGCTGGGTATTGCAACGCAACACCAACCTGGATATGGACTTCGCCATTGGCGATTTGTTGTGCACTATTATTCTCAGCATCACACTTAACAAAGTAAGCCTGTGTTGGAGTTGTGCCACGTAGACCACCCTGGTTCTTGTATTCGCCAAGGAAGTTATTGAGGACTGTGCGGATCTGCGCCCACAATTTTTCCTCATTGTTTTCAAAAAGAGCAAACTCAGTGAGGTTCTTAAGGTTCTTGCGGATGTAGATAAGAGAGCGACGCATGTTGACATACTTGTTAGCAGTGCCATCTTGCTTCAATGTACGAGCACCCATAACAGAAAGACCAGCGCCAGGAATCTGACGGATTGGATTTACTGGTGATGTGCTTGCGTTCATTGTGTCAAGTTCTGTAGATGAGAATGATCTTTCTACAGCAACAATTCCTTGGATTGCTGAACCAATACCTGCTGGAGCCTTGAAGACTCCACGGCTTGCATCAGTTGCAAGGTATAGACCTACTACAGCACCTGCTGGTTCAATCTTGCGAAGTGCTCCTGCACCACGTCCTAGAGGATCAGCAATGTAAACGTGTGGATAGTAGACAGCAGCATTGCTTGTATCTGTAAGGCTTCCAGCAAATGAAACTGCATTTGCAACGGTAAGGTCTGGGTCAGTTCCAAGAACAACAAACCCATTATTATCTTCAGCCCAAGAAGTTGCGGCATCAAACGCACTCACTGATCCAGAGGCCAGTGCATTTACATTTGGAAGAAATATTACTAATGGACGATCTAATGAGGTAAAGCGTTCAAATACTGAAGAACCACTAGCCTTGTAGTTGGTGTAATCAGTAGAAGTTGTTGCTGAGCCGTTTGCTCCAGTTGTCAGTGGGTATGTAGCACTTGTTATGCCTTGACCAGCATAACCAGTAATAACAGCAACTGAAATATTTGGAGACACAATATTGATTACAGTTGGGGCATAATCACTAGAGGTAGAATCATTAAAAATAACATTTGAGTATCGTTCAAGAAGAATGTCATCAGTAATGTCATTTGCTACACCAGACTCTTTATAAAGAGTAAGTGTGTAAGTACTAGCAACTTCACCAGCAGTAACAACAACACGAAGATTGTTTCCATCTGTTCCAGCATTTTTTGATGTAACAGTTACTCGTGGAGTGCTACCGCTATCTACTAGGTTTGTAGTAGCAGCAACAGCGTTGGCTGCTAGTAGACGTTGAACGTAGAGTTCACGTCCACCGTTTGCAAAAAATGAACCAACTTGAAATGTTGCTGGGTAGGAGACGTCATAGCCTCCAAAGTTCTTAGTAAATTCATACCAAGATGAAACAAGCGTTACGGCTTCTGGGCCTTGTGCAAAAGGTGCAACAACAGCGCCAGCAGCGTTAGCAGTAACACCACCTGTTAGTGGTGCGGGTAGTAGGCGTTCACTAATGTAAACACCTGGGCGGCTATATGCCATTTTTTCTCCTAACTAGTTGGGTAAGGGTTCCTTATGGTGTCGGTATTGTGAGCGGATCTACAGCAGTAAACGTGCCACGACCAATAACTTGGGTGCCAGTTGTGCCTGTAACGTTGATTTCTTGGACCTTGTATAACTTATTGAATGTAGATGGAGCGATCTCACTAGAGACCCGCACCGTGATAGCGTTTACGAATAGACGCTTTCCTTGTTCAGTGATATCTCGTTTAGAGATGTCCAGAACATCCAGACGACGTGCAGTTCCGTATTGGGTATCTGGACCCACATTAAGAACTGCAAATCGAAGTGGAATCTTTGTGTATAGCAACTCCGCCAAGATCTGACGGTCATGACGGGGCTGACGTGCATAGGTAGTAATCTGATAGTCAATATTAACTGGGATAGGAAAGTCCATATCCTTATCGTGCAAATTTGAATTCCATGTAACTCTTTGAATTCCTTGTGCAGCATTAACCATATTTGTTGGGTCTGCGTAATAAATGGGGCTTACTCGTCCACGATGTGCACGATCAAATGCCTCTGCAATATCAATCATGTCGATTGTAATGTAAGGATACGACTGCGATCTTATTTCCTGGTCAGGTTGACCAAACCATACGCCAACTTTTCTAGTAGTACCTGGAGTAGCAGTTCCACCTGAAGCAACCCTAGCAATGTTTGCATTTGTTTTTGCATATTTAAATGTAGTAGGAGTTGGAATTAACGTAATGTTGTAGGTGCCATTGAAAGGAGTTACAGCACCCGCAATAGTGACTGTGTCTCCAACTTCAAAGCCATGTTCTGTAGATGTAGTTATTGTAACTACATTGCTAGTAAGCGCTCTATGTGTAATAGTCTTGGCAGCAGCAGAAGACGCCTTTTGATCTGTAACAGTCATCTCTTTTAGAAGATCACGAAGTGCTTCATCCTCGTCAAATAAGAAACTCATAGGTAAGCCTCCAGATGCTTGTAGAGACGATTAACTAAAAAGTTTTCTGACTCAGCGGTACGGTTTGCTGTATGACGAATTGCCCCACTCGGTTGTCTGTCGGGGGTTCCGTACTCATGGTCGAGTGCCTCTGCGTGATGCTTCTCATTGACGTTAGCATCAAAGCCGCTCTTGCTATAGGAGACGCTCATACCGCTCACGACGTGCGATGGCCATCCAGTTGCTCTGGCTTCTGCACGCAGATGCGCTCCTACAAGTCGAGAGGTCTCGTGACTCGCTTTGTGAATTGCGTTAAGGACGTTGTCTTTCTTCACTTCTTTTTCCTGGCCTTCGCAACGGATTTGCCAGCAACTTTTCCACCGACGTAGCCTGCGATAAGACCAGTAATAATTGGTTGTTTGTCTTTAGGACGACCGCCGAACATGCCACGCATGAAGTTCTCGACTTCGTCTTTGCCGTTCAATTCAGCGGCACGTTCATACCAAGGCTTATAGCCCATAATAAAACCCCTTATCGCAACCTGTGGGAACAGTGGTCAGGCACCGCAGCGGTGGTCTGATATTGCAATGATAAATGAAAAAACCACCCGTAGGTGGCTTAGTCATTACTTCTTTTTAATCTTTTTAACTATGGCTTTATCCATCTTGCGATCGTCTTCTTGAGACTTAGGCTTGCGGTGCTTCTTGTCCATCTTCTCAAACATTGCCTTCTGCTCTTTGTCAAGACCTTTTGTGGTCTTGGCATCCTGCTTCTTGTCTGAGGTTTTGGTGTATTTCACTACATGCCTTTTTTCTTGTTCATAGTCATCTTTGGTGCCTTGCCCTTTTTAAGGGCCTTAAAGTCAGCGCCAGTGATCTTGTCTGTTGGCTTTGCAGCCCCAGCGATCTTCATCTGCTTAGGAGTAAGAGTCTTCTTCATTACTTCTTGTCCTTCTTCTTCTTAGTTGGTTTACTTGTTGCCTTTGCAAATTTCTTATTAGCAGCGGCAAGAGTCTTCATGCCGTGCTTGTCCTTTGGCTTCATGCAGCCACAGGTGGCACACATTACTTCTTCTTTGCTTTACAAGCCTTGCAAGTACCGCAAGTACAAGCCTTCTTTGCTTTTGACTTTGGGCCTTTACCAAATCCTGGCTCACCCTTTTTCTTACCACATCCACATGCTGCACACATTTACTTGCTCACTTTCTTCTTAGGTTTGGATTTTGGAACGCCCTTTGCAGGAACGCAGTTTGGAACTTTCTTGCCATTCTTCATTTTCATACCAACTTGGGTATAACCATCCCAGCAAGGATCTGTCTTCTTGGTTGCCATTAGCAATCCCACTTCCTTAAGGCTAGAGCCTTGCGAGTTGGCTTGCCATTCTTCTCCATAGGACCTTCCATGCCGCCCATGCGTGCACAGAAAGACTTACGACGTGCTGCAGACTTAGGTGACTTCTTTGCTTGCTTAGCAGATACTGGAGGTTTTAAATCTGAACCAGGGTTAGCCTTCTCATAAGACTTGCGACCCTTCTCATTAAGTCCACCCTTTTTATTCTTGCCCTCTGAACGTTGCCATGCCTCTGACTTAGCCATTTTTCTTGTGCCAATCTTTAGTCGCCTTAACTCCTTGAGCAATGGTCTTAGAGCCAGCCTTCTTTGTCAGGTTAATCTTGTCGTACTTTCCTTTGTTTCCAGCGTGGTCAACAATGACCTCGCCCTTCTTGTTCTTCTTTATGGTGTGGCCTTCGCCTTTAATCTTGATTGTCTTAGCCATTACTTTTTAACCTTTACTGGAGAAGAACTTTCTTTGGCGTGTTTTTCTTTCAACTTAGCAAGTTCAGCCTTGTGTTTTGCTTCCATGGCTTCTACCTCTAGTTGCTGAGATTCTCTTGGCTTGCTAGACATTGCTGAGAGTCCTCCTCCATTGGGAAATTTTACGGGTGCTGGTAGTAATTTTGATGCAGGCATTATTTCTTTTTCTTTTTCATGCCTGCTTCTGAAAGAGCAATAGCGACGGCCTGCTTCTTGTTTTTAACTACTGGGCCTTTTTTAGATCCGCTATGAAGTTTACCTTCTTTGTATTCCTTCATAACTTTTTCTACTTTACCTTTTTTAGCAGGCATTAACTATCCTCCCAGTCTTCGTCTTCCTCGTCTAGGGCGTGCTTGTCATAGTCGAGGTCATCTAATTCTACAACCTCATCTTCAAAGAGGTCTGGGTCTAACTCTGGCTCAAAATCGTCCATGACAATCTCCTAGTTTGTAAGGTCCTGAAATTGTGGATCATTAACAAGTTCTTCAGCATTGACCTGGTTGCAATCAATAGTAACTACTGAGTAGCGCTCTTTATAAAGTCCTCTAGGAAGGACACGAGTAGGAACGAATACGGCGTCGCGGAATACGACACGGTCTTTAATATGTAGCGCTGGATCTGTGATCATTGCTGGAAGAAGTCTATTGATATCTGCCACAGCAACTACTAGGCGCAATGTATCTGTGGTGTAGTAACCACGCTCATTCATGATGTTAGTACCACGAAGTTGTTGCGCCATGATCACAGGTAGTTTGAATGGCTCGTTCCATCGACGACCCTTGCCATCTTCCTGATTGGAGACGTCATAGATTGGATCTACGAAGGTGTCGTAGTCTGCGGCTAGGGCTGCATCATCCCAGAGCCACCAGTCAACCTCAGTACCTACGGGGTCACGGAGTTCGTCAACGATGCCTTCATCCATTGACATAGTCTCGTAGTCGATCTTGAATCGACCCTGTACTTTGTTACCACGCATGGTAAGGATTATTCCCTATCTATACTGAGAAAAAAGTATTAAGGGGCGATCTCTATCTCTACCCAAGAGGTAGTTTCTTCATCCCAATCGTATACCTTGTCATCTGTAGGCTTTGCTATTGGGGCTTCCCATTTGCAAGTTTCTTCATTTAACACCCATGATGGGTAAGGTTGTGGCGCAATAAATGCGTCAAGTTCTTCACTGTATGTAAAGCCAATTCCAGCATAATTTTTACGTATGTTGTTATTGTAAGATGTACGTTTGCAAACTTGATTACGAAAATTTCCATACCAAACTTCAGGGGTCAGACCTTCAATAAGTTCTGTTTCATCCTTACCTGGGATAACCTCTGTAACGATGTTGTTCTCATCTAAAAATGCGTAATGTGCCATTAGATAGTCACCGTTCCTGTTCCTGCTGTAAATCTATAAACTCTGTAACCTGAACGGCTTGGTTGGTCGTAGGTTAGCCCACCGTCAATAGAAGAAAGCGCCCTGTATGAATCAGGATAAGCAATAATAACTACACCAGAACCACCAGCCTTTGCAGTGTTACTTGAACCACCACCACCACCGCCAGTATTAGGAGTACCTGCATATGCTGTACCTCCACCGTTACCTCCACCACCTGTACCGCCTGTACCGCCACTTCCTTGTCCTTGTGAACCAGCACCGCCACCTGCATATGCTGTAGAGGTACCCGTTATACTAGTTGATGAACCAGCGCCACCATTTCCTCCTCGGCTGTATGCAACAGGGTCACCTCCAACAGCACTAGCGCCACCGCCACCAGCACCTGAAGCATTTGTTGGACTGCTATCAAAACGACCTGTACCTCCACGAAAACCCTGACCATTTATACCAGTTCCGTAAGAGTTATTTATGCCAGCACCTCCACCACCTGAGCCACCATTTCCTCCTGATGTTGCACTGCCTCCTCCTTGACCACCTCCAGTAGCAGACACACCTCCAAATACAGATGCAATTCCAGTTGGAGAACCACTACCACCACTGCCAGCAACACCGCCAGCACCAACAGTTACTGTGAATGAACCAGAAATTGATGTAGAAGATTCTAAGTAACCTCCAGCGCCACCACCACCACCACCATAACCTGAGTAGTTTCCTCCACCGCCACCAGCAATAACCAAATAATCAACTGATGTAGGAACAGGAAGTTGTGGAGTTACAGAGTTAGAAGCGCTAGACGCTGTAGAAGTACCATTAGCATTTGTTGCAGTTACAGTAAATGTGTAAGCAGTTCCTGCTGTTAATCCAGAAACAGAAATTGGGCTCGAAGCACTTGTTCCTGTTATAGAACCAGGAGATGAAGTTGCTGTAAAAGTTGAGACCGCTGCGCCACCAGTAGCATTTGCTGTAAACGGTACAGATGCAGTTGTAGAAGAGGGAGATGTTACAGTGCCAATAGTAGGAGCCTGTGGAACAGTAGTTGCTGTTATAGATCCAGAAGCAGATGTTGCAGGAGACGTTCCTGTTGAGTTAGCACCAGTCACAGCAAAAGTGTAAGAAGTCTGAGACTGTAGACCAGCGACTGTTACTGGAGAAGAGGCCGCAGTACCAGTAAATGATCCTGGGGTACTTGTTGCTGTATAGGTAGTTACTGTACCGCCTGTTGTATTAGGCGTAAATGCAACTGTTGCAGCGCCGTTATTGTATGCACGGCTAGTACCTACGTTAGTTGCTGCACCAATAGTAGGTGCATCTGGCACATCGGATATCTCCGTAATGGCGGTATTGCCGTCAGGAGTGCCTTCAATGCGCTCATCTTGTGCTCTACGAACTGACACGGTACTCCTTAAATATTTGGGGCGAAATTAAATGACGAGAACGGCTGCTTCTTCTGCAGTAAGAGGAGTACCAGCGACTAACTTAGCCTTTGCTGATTCCTTCAGTGCTGCCTTTGCTGCTGCTTCTTCTTCTCGTGCTGCTTCTGCTTCGGCAAATGCTGCTGCATCTGCTTCCATCTGAGTGATCTCTTCGGCTGTGAGTTCAACGATTGACTCTTCGCCTGTTGAGCAGTCTACAATGACCTTAGTTGGAACTGACATGTTTATCTCCTAAACGGGTTTGAGTTGTTAGTTTATCTTACTTTTATTCTTCTGTGCGTAGAACCCAGCGACAAGTTTCCTCATCAAGGGTGTAATCTGCATGTGGTTCTGGGCGAGGAGCAATAAATGCATCACGGTCTTCGTCGTAGTACATACCGATACCTGCATAATTCTTACGGATGTTTCCGTTGTATGAAGTCTGAATCCAACGTCCACCAAGGCCCAAATCATCAGCCAAGAACTCTTGACCACGATGCTCTTGGGCATCAGGAACTACTAGTACACGGACTACTTCTAGTCTCTCGTCAACTTCTGCAAAATGTGCCATTAAACTGCGTACCTCACAATTACTAGACCTGAACCACCCGATTTACCAACTACGCCATTGTTGTCTCCACCAGCACCGCCACCAGTATTTGCATAGCCATTCGTTGCAGCCGCACTTCCAGCACCACTCTCACCACCAGCACCGCCACCACCAGAGCCGCCTAAACCACCAGTGTTATTAGGAGTAACGCCGTTCCAAGCAGAACCACCACCACCACCTGCAATGTACCCCGCTATGCCAGTACCAGTTGCAGTATGCCAAGTTGAGTAAGTGTTTATTCCAGCGCCACCAGCACCGCCACGAGAGCCAACGCCACCTGCGCCACCTGCGCCACCAGCACCACCACCACCACCTGAATAATAAGAACCTCTAGCGCCACCGCTGTTGCCTTGACCTGCAGTGCCAGTACCTACCGAACCACTACCAGGTGCGCTTTGTCCACCACCTGAGCCACCATTTGCTTGGTAGGTACCGCCACCAACTGCTGCTGTTAATGCACCAAATACAGAGTTAGAACCATTGGTGTTAGAACCGCCACCAGCACCTACGGTTACTGTGTAGCCAGTTGCAGTGAGAGCGTTACTTGCTGAGTAATAAACACCACCAGCACCTCCGCCACCTGAAACAGAGGTTGTAGTTCCACCGCCACCTGCTACTACAAGCACTGCTGCAGTCAAAGACTGTGAAGGTGTAAATGTTCCAGATTGACGGAAGGTGTGATAAATATAGGTTCCATCAGTAGTGATATCTCCACCAGTTGCTTTTTCTGTAATTTGTTGGGAGGGCACCTCTACACCATAAAGAGTAACCGTTGAGTACTCCGCTAAATTCGCATTAACAGCAGCAAAAGTTAAAGAGGTAACTGCTGCTGTGCTTGATTGCACTACCGCATTCATTGTCATATAAGCAGTAGTAGAGTTTTTTTCAGTAACAGAGTCAACTAAGTAATATTTTGCAGTGCTACCAGCGTAGTTAGGGATAAGAACATCAGTGCTAGAAAAGATGCTTGAACCAGCGCTTGCTCCAACAATTCTTCCCGACCAAGGTTGTTCGTATGCGGTAGAGGCAGTAGATGCTGTAGAACCATTTCCCATTAAAGGTTTGTAAGTGTAACCTGAAGAACTTGAGTTTACCGTTAAACTTAAGCCATCTTCATCGGCTGCACGAGTTGAACGCAAAGACAGTTTTAATACTAGGTCTGTGTAAGTTTGTGGGATGTTAGAAAGAGTAATGCTGGAAGTTCCTCCACTTCCCACAGTTACTTTTTTTAATGCTATGTATGTATTAGCCATTATTTACGCCGCCAATATTCCGTAGAGGTTAAATGTGGTGCCAACATCAAAACTATATCCGCTATCTGTATACAAGTTTAGTGTATCCACAGCAGCCGTAGACCTCCAAAGATTTGCAACTGCAGATACTCCATTTGCCCCATTGCCAGTTTTGTTTAATATTTGTTTGTACGAGGTAGTACTTGAATAGTTATTTATAAAAAGAGTATTGATATATCCAACAGTTGTTCCTAAGTAACCATAAGTACCAACGACCGCTCTAGAATCACTTGTGCCACGAGTGCTTTGAGAAGAGGTTCCATCAGCACCTAAAGTAGTTCGTGAGTAGTTATTCCCAGTATCGTTATTAATACGACAAATAAGAC